AAGCGGTACTACCGGCAACCAAAGCGCCCGCAAGATCGGCCCCCGAGAGGGACGTATCCTGCTGCGGTTGAAGCGGAGCAAGTTTCCGGTATATACCGACATGGAGATATTCGACGAGTTCAACCGTATTGTGGCGGAACGTAATGCGCGTGTCATCTGTGAGGAAGACAGGCTGAAACCGGTAGAATCCCCCCAGACAGTCATCAACTACCTCTACAAGACCGGCATCAAACTGTGGTGGTATGGTGTGGTGCATGGTGAAATCGCCTTCAAGAACGAGTTCATGCCGCAATTTGACACAAAACTTCCGCAGATGCCCAACACATTATGGTACGGTGACGGTACGAAACTGAACCTCTATTACAAGGACTACGACAAGAAAAATAAACGCATGGTGGCACGCACCATTGATGTGTACGAGGTGATGGATGCCTGCTCGGAAATGTTCCTGGGCTACTCCTTCGGTGCGGAGAACTTCCTCACACAATATGAGGCCTACCGTATGGCGCTGGAAACGTGGAAGGTCAAACCTTATGAGATAGTCACCGATAACCAGGGCGGGCACAAGAAGCCGGAAGCACAGGCCTTTTTCAAGAAAATATGCCACCTGCACAAGACCACCATGCCTCACAACGGCCAGAGTAAGACCATCGAAAGCGCTTTCGGACGTTTCCAGCAGCAGGTGATGCACAAGCTCTACAACTATACCGGCCAAAACGTGACCGCCACCAAAGAGAGCAGTCATGTCAACATCGACCTGATAATGAAAAACATCTCGCAACTCCCTACTCTGGAAGAGATGAAAGAGCAATATCTGAAATGCCGTCTTGAATGGAACAGTATGCCGCATCCCACTAGTGAGACGGGGATGACCCGTATGGAAATGTACACGGCCCTCAACAGCCCGAAAGCCGAACAGCTGGACGAATACGAGGTGCAGGAACTCTTCAAGCTCCTCAGCAAGGACAGCGTGAAGTACGGCAAGCAGGGATTCGTATTCAGCCGTAACAACAAGGAGTACCGTTACATGGTCTATGATGAATCCGGACAGGTAGATATGGGTTTCCACATGCAGAATGTGGGTGTCAGTTTCCGCTACAAGTACGATCCCATGGACATGACCTCCGTAGAACTGTGGGAAGTCTGTGCGGGCGACAGGCTGAAGTATGCCGCTACTGCCACCCCGAAAGTCGTCTTTCATCGTGCTACCGCAGAACGCAGTACGGAGGAGAGCGAACGGCTCTACGCCCAGATACGCGCCCAAAAGCGTGCTCTTGCCGGGCACTATATCGCCTGCGAGGAACTGTTGCTTGAGGAGAGCATAGGAGAAGCCTACACCAAGCTTGTGATGCCCCTTCCGGTGGGTGAATCACAGAAGAGCATGGAGCGGCAGCGTGAACAGTACGCCAACGAGGAGCTGAAAGCCCCGGTTGCCTATCCTGAAGGTGTCGGACCGGGAACTTATGAAGCCGAACCAGAGGAAGAACCTGCGGGCATCGCCTCCCCGGGTGAATACACCAAGCAGGTTTCCGGCATGACTGAAGCTGAAATGTACCTGTCGTTCCTCAGCGATAATTAACCAGTATTCAATAATCAATTAAATACCATTCAAAAATGAAAGAACTCAGTAAACAAGACAAAGACGCCATACGTGACGCACTGTTGGAATATTGCGGTAACTATCCCAGCCAGAACCGTGCCAGTGAAAGCCTGAACGGTGTCAGTGCCGCAACCGTATCACAAATATGTAATCAGAAGTACACCAGTATCAGTGATGACATGTTCAGCCGTATAGCCGCACAGATCGGTTTCAGTATGGACCGTTGGACATTGACAGAAAGCAATGCCTTCCAGCGGATTACTTTCGCGATGTCAGACGCACAGGCCTACAAGAATACCACCTGGGTAGTGGGTGATGCAGGTTGCGGCAAGACGACCGCCGCCATCGAGTACCGCCGCACACACCGCAATGTGTTCTATATCCTTTGTTCTGAAGATATGAAAAAGAGCGATTTTGTTCGGGAAATCGCCAAACAGGTCGGCGCTCCGGTGGACGGGACCAACCTGCGTGACATTCTGGAATATGCCATTTCCATGATAGCCTTTCTTCAAAATCCGCTTATCATTTTTGACGAAGGAGACAAACTGACGGACAGTGTATTTTCCTACTTCATCAGCATATACAACCGTCTGGAGAATAAAGCGGGGATCATCTTTCTTTCCACCGACTACATTAAGCGCCGGGTGGAAAATGGCCTGCGCTATAACAAGAAAGGTTACAAGGAGATAAACAGCCGTATCGGCCGCAAGTTCTTTGATGTGAGTGCCGCAACGGAACAGGATGTGTATGCCATCTGCCGGGCCAACGGGCTGACAGAGCCGACCGAAATAAAGCGTGTACTGCGTGAGGCACAACAGGGGGAATATGACCTTCGCCGGGTGAAACGGGTCGTACATGCCTGCAAGCGCATATTGGAAGCCAGACGGATGAAAGGAGGTACGGAACAATGAGTGAAGCGGTGAATGATGCCAGGACCTTTGCGCGTAATGCCAAAGGGGTACGTGAACTGCTGTCCATGAAATTTGATACGCTCCCATTCGAAGGTGAATGGTACGACGCTTTCGGTACTCCTGAAAGCCGGGGGGTATGGATAGTCTGGGGGAAGTCAGGCAGCGGGAAAACCTCTTTTGTAATGAAGCTTTGCAAGGAATTGTGCAAATATGGTCGTGTAGTTTACAACAGTTTGGAGGAAGGTATCAGCCTGACCATGCAGAATACCGTACGACGTAGCAACATGCTGGAGACAAACCGCCGTTTTTTATTGGTCTGTGAATCGATGGACGAGCTCAGTCTGCGCCTGAAACGCCAGAAATCACCGGACTTTGTTGTAATAGACAGTTTCCAATATACGTACATGAGCTTCCCACAGTTCCTTAAATTCAAAGAACAGCACAGAAACAAGCTGCTTATCTTCATCAGTCATGCCAGCGGTCAGAATCCGGACGGGCGTACAGCCAAGAAGGTTTTGTACAACGCCTCACTGAAAATCTATGTAGAAGGCAAACGTGCTTTTTCCCATGGCCGTTTCATAGGCCCGAAAGGATACTATGATATCTGGCCGGAAGAAGCGGAAATTTATTTCGGAGAAAAACCGATTTTGAATGATGAAAACGAATAAGGATAAACAGATCAGTGTCCAGCAGCTCAAAGCTTTGCACGCCACTTTCCACCGCATCGGTATGGATGACGATGCCAGGCATGGATGCATCTATGAATTCACTTCCGGACGTACGGTAAGCAGCCGGGAACTGACGATGCACGAGGCGCGGCAGCTGTTGGAAAGGCTGAACCCACCGGATGAAAAAACAAGGGCGATGCAACTGGCGGAAGCGAAAAGTGTGTTCCGCGACATCTACCGCCTTTCTTTCATGATACCGCAGCTCAATCAGGGTTTCACCAGTGACAATGAAGACGAATACCGGATGAACGTTGCGAAGCTCAATATGTGGGCGAGGAAATACAGCAAGGCGCGCAAGGATGTTACCGCCATGAAACTGTGGGAGTTACAGGATACCAAGAAGCAGCTGGAAGCTTGGATGCGGCGTGAGGAAAAGAAACAGAAAAATGAAACAATATGAGAACGAAAAATGAAATCAAACAGGCTGTGGCGATATTGACTCGTAAAGCCGACCGGCTCAGTCTTGTACAGGCCGAGGTATTGCAGGGCAGCATGACCGAACAACAGGTATTCCAGAAATACGTCATGGAAGTTGCAGAAGAGAATCGTGACGAAGAGATGTTCTTCGCCGCCCGCGATGCCGCCCGGTTTTCTGCCGGACATATCGGTCTGGAAGAACTGATACCGGATGTACAGAACATGACAGCGGCGGACTTTGCCGCCATCGGAACATTAGGTGTAGTAGACGAAGAGGGTGATACGATAATGCTCTCACGCAAAGAGTTCAACCGTTTACTGGCCCGCATCGAACGCCTGGAACATTGGACAGGTTTACGCCGTAAAGCTGCTCCCGGTGATTGTACGCCTCTTCCATTGCCCGAGGATGCCGATATGGATGACCTGATGAAACAGAACGAGGCCTGCCGTTACCTCTCATGCGGCAAGAATACAATCAAGGGCTATGCCTCCCGCGGACTGGTACACAGTTATAGGAAAGGAAAGTTCACTTATTATAGCCGCCGGGAATTGGATAAGAAAATCAGGAAACTTCGCGATACATTATAACCATGCCTGCCGCCTACAACACCACCGAACGTTACCGGGAATTGGAGAACCGGCTTTCCGAATGCCGCGGACGCATCAATATCCTGGAAGAAAAACTGCTTGGAAGTCCCGTTCCCCTTCCGGTGGCCGAATTCGACCGGTTGCTTGACGAGTACAGGGCCGAGCAGATACGACTCGCCCATCTGGAACAGGAACAGGAGGGAAACAGCACTCCGGCCAAGACGGCAGCCGCTAAGGAGCGCTGGCGCAAGCAGAACCGGGACAGAAGAAAGAAATTACATTATTAACCCTATAAAAAAACATTTATTATGGCAAGAACAAAGAAAACAG